GTTCAAACATATTGTCCAACAATACTAGATAAACAATGTTGTGGAGAGTGCTTATTATGTTGGATTAATTACCTACAAGAGGAGGTAACACAATGATATCACAAACAATGGCTAAAGATATATGTAGAGAACTTCAACACTATGGAAGACAAGCTCAAGCTAAATATGGTAGAGGGGAATTTGACGTTATGGTAACCCCTAACAATACTCTATTCGTAGTTGACCCTGTAAATAGGGACAAGCTAATAAAACAAGGATGGACACTATATCAAACAGTTCAATTTGAACACGGAGAGAAACCAACAATTAAGGAATTAATGAATGAACTATTTTAGGAGGTGTAATAATGGCTAAGTCTAAAGACATTGATTTTAAAGTAATACGGACTATGACGGAAGACCAACAAAAACAAGTATACTATACATTAGCTAAAAGAGCAAACCAAAGATTCAGAGATATAGAAAACAAAGCAAAGCTACATTCTCACGCTGTAGACATAGCAAGAGAGTTTTTAATGGACACATATGGAAGGACAACGTTTAAACAAACCAAGAATATTCAAGGTATAGAGCTTAAAGAAAACCTTAAAAAACTGGAAGAGTTCTTCACATCCAAATCAGCGTCAGCGAAGGGGATTAGGGCAACTCAAAAGCAACGTATAAATACCTTAACCGAGAAGTTCACGGATAAAGAAGACCAAAAGAAATTCAAGTCTATGATGAAGGACGCAACTTCTAAAAATCAGTTCTTCAATTTTCTGAAATCAAGGCAATACCAAAATTTAATGAAAACAGTAGATTCAGACCAACTAATAGAAGACTTTACAAAGGCAATGGATGAAGGGTTCTCGTTAGATGAAATAATGACTCAATATGAAATATTTCAAAATAGTGAAATGACTTTTGAACAAGTAGCCGAGCGTAGAGAACAAATAATAAATTCGGGTAGACAATTATTGAAATGAGTGAAGTAAATGCGAATGTTAGATGTACCAACTTACAATCCCAAAACTAAAGAAACATTATTAGTTTCAGAGCAAGTATATAATATTGATGACTTTCCATACTCAAAATACAGACAAGCCAAGAGGATTTATAATCATAAAAACCAAACAAGTTACTATAATATATCAGCGTCATATGACATAGAAACAACTACAATTGATGGTATAAAAGACGATAAAGGTAAATATGTAACACCACCATATGGTTTTATGTATCAATGGCAAGTATGCATCAAAGATACTGTATGTTTCGGTAGAACTTGGGAAGAGTGGGTAACATTCATGAAAAGGCTACGTGTTGGGTTACAACTAAGTGAGAAGAAAAAGCTAATTATTTACGTTCACAATCTTTCTTACGAGTTTCAATTTATGAAAGATTTTGTAACGATACATTCGTTATTTGCCAAGGATGCTAGAAAGGTAATGAAAATGAACACACTATGTTATGAGTTTAGATGTTCATATTTTTTATCTAACATGAACCTAATCAAATTTTGTGAAAATAGTCAACTATGTAAACACTATAAAATGGTTGATAACTATGACTATAGGAAGTTAAGAACACCAAACACCGAGTTAACGGATGAAGAATTAGCATATTGTTATAATGACGTGAGGGGTCTATGTGAGTGCATAGATACTTTATTATTAGAGGATGATATAAATACAATACCACTAACCAATACAGGGTATGTTCGTAGAGATTTTAGAAAAGAAATGAAAGCTAATAAGAAGAACAGGGCAAATTTTGAAAAGACGCAACTAAATAGTGAAGAGTATAAAATGTTACGACGAGCTTTCAGAGGTGGCAACACACACGCGTCACGTTTTCACGCTAACAAAATACATGAGAAAGTATACTCATATGACATTCAATCCAGTTACCCAGCTGCAATGCTAATCAATGAATATCCTATGGGAAAATTTATGAGGGTAACCCTAGATACACAAGAAAAAATAGATAAATATTGCAATGAAAATTGTGTTGTTATGGATATTGAGTTTTTTAATATAAAGGTTAAAGAAAATATTACAATGCCGTACATTGACATTGCGCATTGCGTAAAACAAAACAAAATTGTAAATGATAATGGTAGAGTACTTGAAGCTGAATACATTACTCTAACAATCACTAACATTGACTTAGATATAATCAGAAGAACATATGACTTTGACGGATTAAATGTAACTAATGCAATATACGCAAGAAAAGGGAAACTTCCACAAGAGTTCCGAGAAACTGTAATGAAATTCTACAAACTTAAAACCGAGTTAAAGGGAGTAGAGGGGAAGGAATATGAATACATGAAAAGTAAAAACAAAGTAAACAGTTCATACGGAATGACCGTAACTGCAATAGACCACAGCGAAATAATGTACACAAATCATGAATGGACCGAGATAAAACCCGAACTGGATGAAGCGTTAGAACAGTATTATAAGAGTCGTAATAACTTTTTATCTTATCAATGGGGAGTATTTGTAACAGCTAATGCAAGGAAAAACTTGCAAGACTTACTTGACCTAGTAGGATTAGACGCAGTATACACAGATACTGATTCTATTAAATTCATTAATATAGAAAATAACAAACATTTTGAAGAAGCTAACAAAAGGTTAACTAAGTTAGCGTATGAAAATGATATTCCGGCATACGCAGTCGACCGAAAAGGCGTTAAACACCCATTAGGAATATGGGACTGTGAAACTAAGGATGATGATATCTATACACAATTTAAGACTCTAGGAGCTAAGAAATACGCTTATTATCAAAACGGGAAGTTTCACACAACAGTATCGGGGATGCATAAGAAAAAAGGAGCAAAAGCAGTAGGGAATATTGAAAATTTTATAATAGGTAAGACATTTGCCGACGTAGGGCGTACTACTTCATGGTACAATGAAGAAGAAGTACACAACATAAGTGTTCAAGGTGAGATATTTACAACAGGTTCTAACATAGGGATAGTTGACACCACATACACACTAGGTATCACGGACGAGTATTTCGAAATACTTGAAAACTATGTTGTTAATCTAGTTGAGTGTTACAATTAAGGAGGTGATTTAATTCGAACATGCCCAAACTGTGGAACACATTATGATATTGTTTGTCCAGTATGTGGATTTATTCCAACATGATGTGATTAATAGTGAATAGTTGTTCACAAATTGTTTACTTTACATTACAGCATAAATGCATTATAATTAAATCATAGGTTAGAGATAACCAAACAATAAGAAATAAAGTGAGGTAAAGAAAGATGAAAAAAATTACAAGAACTATTATTACAGGGTACAAGTATGATGTTGTAGAAAAGAATGGAACGACAATGGCAATCATAGGACAAATAGTAAATGAGGTATCAGTAAGAAGTACTAAAGAATCTAATAAGATAATAGCTGAAAATGGTTATCCCGAAAACTGTATTCTAGTGCCAAATGGAGTAGAACAAATGGTATATGAGATGCCACAAGATGTATTTATTCAACATGCTACTGTAGTTTCAGAAGCTTAGTAAATAAAAATAAAAATAAAAAGTAAAGAAAGATAAGAGGGATGGGAAATGAAAATATTAAATAATGTAAACTTTGGATTAAAAGAAATTGTAAACTGTGAAACTGCTACAACACCTTTAAACACTGTAAAAAATACAGATGTGAAGGTTACTGGGTTTTTGATAGGTGCTAAAGATGATGTTGACTCTGAAACTGGAGAAGTTAAATCACTAAAAGTTGGTGTTATAAAACTTGAAGATGGGCAACTAGTATCTACAATTTCACCAACTGTAATAAACTCGATTGAAACTATGATTAACGCATATAAAGAAATAGACCAACTTGGAGAAATTGAAAAAGGATTAGAGGTATCAATTAAAACAGGTAGGTCTAGTAAAAATAGGGACTTCATGTTCTTAGAACTACTATAATGACAAAGTATTATGACTCTAAAAAACTATTATCAATGAAAGATTTAGACGGCTTAGAGCCGTCTATTTATTTAATTACAAGTAATAGGAGTGCTGGTAAAACTACACACTTTCTATTAAAAGCGTTAGACTCTTTCTATAAGGATAATAGGAAAACTGCATTGTTATACCGACACCAATACGAATTAAGCAGTGCTGGAAGTCTATTTAGAAGTGCGTTAAAAATATATTCTCCAAATGAAGAAGTTGAAGTCATTACAGTTTCACACGCAAAGGGATTATTTTATGAGTTTTTAATAAATGGTGTTTCATTTGCATTCGCATTGTCATTGTCTAACGTTGACGCATTAAAAAAATATTCACCTTTATTTAACGAAGTAGATATGTGTATTCTTGACGAGTTCCAAAAAGAAGATGGTAAGTACTTACCAAATGAAGTTGGTAAACTTGAGAGTATTTTAATATCTATAGCACGTGGAGGTGGAAAGCAAAGTAGACCAATAAAAGTTTTTCTCTTAGGGAACAATGTGTCAATGTTAAATCCTTATTTTGTTAAGTTTGATGTTAACCGACGATTTAGACCCGAAACAAAATTTATACGTGGTAGGGGTTGGGTTGCTGAATTTAACTATAATGAAAGTGCATCCAAAGCAATTAAGGAAAACGCATTATTTAGAGCCTTTGACAGTGACTACATGAGGACAAGTGCTGACAATAAAAAACTTTTCCAAGAAGATGCTTTCATTGAAAAGTGCGTAGGTAAAACAAAATATTTATTCACTATTAAACATGATGGTAATATGTGGGGAGTTAGAGAAGAAATGAACACAGGCAAAGTATTCATAACTGACAAACATGAGAAGTCATGTAAAACAATTTTGGTATTCACCAGTGGACAACATGCAACTAATACAGTAATGGTTAATCGATATTCATTTTCAATGATAAAAATACGTGAAGCTTACAATTTAGGTTTATTACGATTTAGTAATTTAAATGCTAAAAATGTAATTTATGATATTTTAGCTCTTGATTTTTCCAAATAGCTATGATACAATTAAATAGTGGAGTTGGTTAGATTTGGAGGTTGACAACCACCTGTGAAAAGGACAACCCGTGCAATGGTACTGCACACTAACCACCCACAGTACATATTAACAATCACATCAATTTATCATATCAGACATAATCATATCAATATAATTTCACATTGAAAGGAGGTGGTATAATGGGAGTAAATGAGATTACACAACTAATCGCAAATTTAGGTTTTCCAATAGTGTGTTGTGGAGTAATGGCATATTGGGTTAAATACACGACAGACAAACAACGCAATGAGGTTACTACAGCATTAAATAATAACACAATGGTAATCATGAAACTTTGCGACAAACTCGATATGAAGGGGGAATAAACGTGCAATTAAAAGGAATTGACGTTTCACATCATCAAGGCATAATCAATTGGGATAAAGTCAAAAATCAAATTGATTTTGCTATCTTAAGTGTTGGATATGGAGATAACATTTCATCTCAAGACGACCAACAATTTCACCGAAATGCAAAAGAATGTACAAGACTTAATATACCTTTTGGTGTATATATATATTCTTACGCAACTAGTCTCAAACAGGCTAAAAGTGAAGCCGACCATGTGTTAAGAATGATAAAAGGGTACAAGCTTGATTATCCAGTTTACTATGATTTAGAAGATGCTAGTACAACAGGTAAATGTAACAATTATTTGATATCAACAATGGCTAATTTATTTTGCACAACAATAGAAGAGCATGGTTACTGGTGTGGAGTTTATGCGAACACATCATGGTTTAACACAAAACTTACTGATAAGGTTTTTTCCAAATGGACAAAGTGGGTTGCTCAATATAATTCAAAGTGTGAGTATAAGGGAGGTCATGATATTTGGCAATATGCCAGTGATGGTAGAATAACAGGAATTAATGGTAATGTAGATGTTAACTATTGTTACCGAGACTTTCCAAATGTTATAAATGGGGTTAAAACTAGTATTGATATAGTCACTGAATATGTTGAATATGGTACTGCTAGGGTTCAAGTGGACAAACTAAATGTAAGGGACACGCCATCATTGAGTGGTAATCTTGTCGCATCTTACTCGAAAGGAGAAACATTCAAGTACGATTATGTCATTGTTAAAAAAGATTTTACTTGGGTTCGTTATTTGTCATACACTGGTGATACCCGATATGTCGCAGTTAGAGAAACAAGAGGTAATATATATGCCTTCTACGATTAGTGGAAATAGGTATTTAAGCCTATCAGAAATGAAAATTAATGCCCAATATATCTTAAATGCATTTCTTGAAAAAGGATGGACTAAGGAAAGTATTTGTGGTATGTTGGGTAACATGCAATCTGAAAGCACAATAAATCCAGGCATATGGGAGAGTCTTAATGAAGGTAATATGTCGGGAGGTTTTGGCTTAGTACAGTGGACACCGGCAAGTAAGTATACCTCATGGGCAACGTCAGAAGGTTATTCATGGGATGATATAGACGGTCAAATAAACCGTATAGTATACGAGGTAGAAAATGGGTTACAATGGATATCTACATCATCACACCCTATGACATTTGAAGAGTTTACAAAATCAACTGATACACCATATAATCTAGCAATGGTGTTTATCGCAAATTATGAAAGACCACTAGAACCTAATCAACCAATCAGAGGTACACAAGCTGAATACTGGTACACTGAATTGACAGGTGGTGTAAACCCACCAGACCCAAGCAGTAAAGTAAAGAAAATGCCCATATGGATGTATGGGAGATATTTTTAAGGAGGTTAAAATGGCAATACTAACAAGAACAGGAGCAAACAAAATTCTTAGGCGTATAATGGAAACTGGTGGTATGACTGACGCAATGGAAGCCGACATTAAACGACTACAAGATGACTTTGACGAAAGAGAAGGAATGTTAAGAAACTACGGTGAAGTTTACGACGGTGAAGATATAGACGAATATGATTATTCACCTAGAGAAAAAGAAGTTATAGAAGATACAGAAGACTACAAAGGCATGTATGAGGATATACGCCAAAAATACCTTGATAGGTTCTTTGGTGGAACTGCAAATGAGGTTGAAGAAGTTAAGGAAGAACAAACCGAAGACATTGAAAGAGATGGAACAGATCAAACATTCGACGATTTATTCGAGAAAAGGGAGGGTTAAATTATGCCAGTAATACCAAATATAGTTCAATTAAGTGCTACAAGCACACAAATTTTAAACACAATAAGAAACCAAAACGGAGGTTATTATCAATCCGTAGTGCCTATTGCCGACGGTACAACTGATACTATTAGACAAATAGGAACTGTAATTATGGGAAATCAAGATTTACAAAACGCCTTTCTATCAGCGTTAATAAATAGAATTGGTAGGGTAATTCTTACATCAAGATTATACGAAAATCCATGGGCTGGGTTTAAAAAAGGTATGCTTGAATATGGAGAAACAGTAGAGGAAATCTTTGTTAATATTGCATCTCCACACCAATTCAATCCAAATAAAGCTGAACAGGAAGTATTTAAAAGAGTAATTCCCGACGTTAGAGCCGAGTTCCACCCTATGAACTATCAAAAATTCTATAAGGTTTCAATATCTAACGACCAATTAAGACAAGCTTTCCTTTCCATGGAAGGTATTACAGATTTAATAGGTAGAATAATAGACAGTCTATATACGGGAGCAAACTTTGACGAACTTATTACAATGAAATATTTAATAGCTAAGTTCGCACTAGCTGGAAATATTTATCCACTAAACATTCCAGCTGTAAATGCAACTAATGCAAGAGAAATAGTAAGTACTATAAAAGGAATATCCAATGAACTTGAGTTCTTAAAAGACCAATACAATATCAGTGGAGTTATGACAACAAGTAAAAAAGACGACCAGTATTTAATAATGAACGCCAAATTTGATGCTGTTATTGATGTTGAAGTACTTGCAACTTCATTTAATATGAACAAAGCCGAGTTCATGGGACATAGAGTTCCAATAGATAGTTTTTCATTCTCAACAGGGGAACTAAATAGGCTTAATGAACTGTTTGAAGAAGACGCATCATATATACCATTTACGGATGAAGAGTTGACAATATTAAAAACTATTCCTTGTGCATTAGTTGATAGGGACTGGTTTATGGTATTTGACAACTATCAAAATATGACAGAACAGTACAACGGGGAAGGTCTATACTGGAACTACTGGTATCATGTGTGGAAAACATTCAGTGTATCACCATTCAGTAATGGAATATTATTTACTACAGAAACACCAGCTATTACGGGAGTTACTGTTTCCCCTTCAACTGCTAGTGTAGCAAAAGGCAATTCATTACAATTAACAGCGTCTGTAATGTCAAGTGGTTTTGCTGATAAAGATGTTACATGGACAATTAGTGGAACAAATGTTGTTGCATCTTCTATCAATCAAAGTGGGTTGTTAATGGTTGGTAAAACCGAGAGTGCTACCTCAATTATAGCAACTGCAACTTCTAAGTATGATGGAAGTAAAAAAGGAACTGCAACAATTACAATAACAACATAGGAGGAATTAAAATGGATGTTACACCAATGACACCAATCACGTCCGTTAAGATTTTAAAGAATGTTCCACTTGATAAAACTTATAAGGACACACTTGATTTTTCAAGTGTGTCCTCACAAGTAAGTTTTTTCACTGCTAAAGCTAAATACACGTTTACAGACTTGACACCTATTAGGATGCAAAACTCAATACGTGTTCCTATAGTTGCCGACAACTTATACGACTGTAATTATATAATGTTTCAAAATGCTAACTTTGGAACTAAGTGGTTTTACGCTTTTATAACTTCTATTCAATTCGTAAATCCAGCAATGTGTACAATCAATTTTGAAATTGATGTGTGGCAAACGTGGCAACTTGACATTACTGTAAAACCATCTTTTGTTGAACGAGAGCATATCAATATTGATACTGCTGGTGCTAACTTGATTGATGAAAATTTAGAATTAGGTGATTATGTTTCAGCTGATTTTGATGGTACTGGGTTGATGGGCGCAAAGTCAATTGTGATAGCATCTACAACAGACAAGGACGCAGTGAAAGTCACTGGAGGTACTTACTGTGGGATATACTCGGGGTTATACTTTAATGTTTTTGATAGTTACCAAGGTGCTAACGCTATGATTGAAACACTTACAAGTGCTAATAAATCGGATGCTATTGTATCAATTTTCATGATGCCTACTAAATTTGTTGGAGATGTTGGTGGGTCGGCTAAATCTTATAATATAACTAAACCAATGAAATTAGATAATATTAATGGTTATGTGCCTAAAAATAAAAAATTGTTTACACATCCTTACAACTTCCTGTATGTGACCAACTTGCAAGGTACAAGCGCCGAGTTTAAATATGAATATTTTGATGCAATAAATTGTACTTTTGGAGTTGCTGGAGATATGAGTTGTAATCCCCAAATTTTCTTATACCCACAAAATTATAAGGGAGTTTCAGCAAACTATAATGAAAAAATGGTGTTAGATGGTTTTCCTCAATGCTCTTATACTACTGATAGCTTTAAAGCATGGTTGGCACAAAATGGTGCTAGTACAGCAGTGTCAATGTTAGGTTCGGCACTAGCGTTATCTAACCCAGTAACTGCACCTATGGGTATGCTTGGTGTAGCTGGTACACTAGCAAAAGTTAGTGCAACCTCGGCTTTACCAAGACAAGCACATGGAGCAAATGGAGCAAGTGCAAACTTTGCAACAGGAATTAAAGACTTTGCGTTCATGCATATGAGTATTAGAAAAGAATACGCACAATTAATAGATGAATATTTCTCTATGTATGGCTATGCAACACATCGAGTTAAGACCCCAAATATAACAGGACGACCATCATGGAACTATGTTAAAACAATAGATGTAAAAATCGTTGGTAGTATTCCTTTTGGTGATATGGTAATAATTAAAGATATGTTTAATAAGGGAGTAACCTTTTGGCATGGTGATTATGTAGGTGATTACTCGAGAGCAAATAATTAAGGAGGAAATGATGGGAAAGAGAAGAAAAAACGGATACATGGAAAGTGCTGATTTAAATAATAAAACCTATATTGATTATTATAGTAGATTGAAAGAACTTGCGTTAAACGTATTTGAGTGGCATAATTTACCCGATAGTGTTGATGAACGTTTTTTAGAATTGGCGTTATTTGAAATGGGTTACGCTTGTTATTTCAATGATAGTGTAGTCGGTAATTTAGCGTTAACTTGTACCATTGGTGGAAAACTTGACGTGTATAGAATACCAATGGAACGACGAGCTTATGCAGTTAATGGATATAATAAGTCTTTAACCTCGAGTGATAGTGTTTTAATATTTAACAACTATTTACACACTCCAACTGATTTGACAATTCAATTATTCGCGCGTAGGTTATATGAGATAGAGCGCAGTATTGATGTTAATGTTAAGGGGCAAAAGACTCCTAAACTTGTACTGTCATCCGAACAGCAAAGGTTAACTATGAAAAACTTATACATGCAATATGATGGTAACGAACCGTTTATATTCGGTGATAAACACATGGACTTTGAAGGAATGAATGTCCTTGACACCACTTCACCTTATGTTGCTGACAAATTGCAAATCTTAAAACACCAAATATGGAATGAAGCTTTAACGTTCTGTGGTATTGAGAATAGTAACCAAGATAAAAAAGAAAGAATGGTGTCCGACGAGGTTGGTGGTAATTATGGTAATATTGAAGCACAGAGAAATGTTATGCTTAATGCACGTAGACAGGCTGTTAAAAGGATAAACAAAATGTTCGGAACAGACATTGAAGTTTCGTTTAGAAGTAATCTCCAAACAATGGTTAACATTGAAAATGTAAAACCAATAGATGATTTTTACGAGGAGGGAGAAAATGAGCAAATACACAACGGAAGTGAGATGGATAGTTGAAAATAGTACACCTAAATTTGAAGGGTTTCCAATGAGTCAACGTGTCACAGAGTCCCTTCCTCAAATATTTAACTTTCAATATCCAATATGGAATGATGGTTATAGGCGAATACTTGAGAAAAAAATCATTATGCACTATTTCAATAAGGAAATAGGTTTTGAAACAGTAGCTTTATGGAAGTTCTACCTTGAAGAAAGGCTCAATCTAATAATGCCTTATTATAATCAGTTATACACAACAATTGCAAAAGAATATGATTGGATGAACAACTATAGTATGTCAGAGGATTACGATAAGGAAGGCTCTAACACTAATAACACTAATAGTGAAGCAAATGGTAGTAATAAGTATGAAGATTCTAATGACTCTAATACTAAAACTGATACCCATAGTGATACTAGTGAAAAAGGTAATTCTAACTTAACTGAAAGTGATACAAATAAATTGTTAAAATCAGACTTACCCCAAGCGAATTTTGCTGGTAAGGATTATGGCACTAATTTAGATGAAGGAGAAGGGACAAGAGAAAATGTAGCTAACACTCACACTACATTTGTTGGTGATACTACGGTAAATAGTACAACAACGTCAAGTAGCAATTCGACTAATGACACTACGAATAATGCAAAAATAGACTCAATAGGTAGTGATACAGAAAAGTATAAACGAAGTACAAAGGGACATAATGTTAGTTTAACCCAGTTAAATCTTGAGTATAGAAATAGTTTAATTAATATTGATAAAATGATAATTGAAGAACTATACGATTTATTTATGTTGATTTATTAGGAGGTATATTATGAATGAAATGATACAACGTATGGAATTTTGGTGTCAGAAAGTTTTGCCTTTGGTGTATGATGATTCGTTGAGTTATTATGAATTGTTATGTAAGGTTGTTGATTACCTTAATAAAGTCATTGACAACACAAATGATTTGAATAAAGTTGTTTTGAAGAATACGGAAGATATTGAACTGCTAAAGAAAGATATCACCTATTTGAACGACGAACTAGAAAAGGTTAAAAACGGAGAGTATGTCAGCTTATATTTAGATTCAATTATTGCATGGATTGACGCTAACTTATACGATATCGTTGGTAGAATTGCTAAATTTGTGTTCTTTGAAATTGATGATGAAGGCTATTTCAATGCTTTGATTCCCGAATCATGGGACGATATAGAATTTAGTACAACAGATGCTGGTAACTTAGTGTTAGAATATTAGGAGGTAAGGTATGTATTATGATAAAGAAAACAGGCGAAGATATATTGGAGCAAGATATGTTCCTAGAATAGAAGGATTATGGGATATAAATAAAGAATATGAAAACTTTTCAATCGTTGTCACACCTGAAAATAATAGTTACACATCTAAGAAAAGTGTCCCAATCGGTATTCCTTTAACAGATACTGAATATTGGGTTCAAACTGGCAATTTTGAAGCTGTTTTTGGTCAATTGGAGGATAAAGTTAATCAGCATATAACAGATTCAGCCCAAGAATTTACTGATGTTAACAAAAAAATTGACACCCATATAATCAACGCTGACCAAAATTTTATTGAGGTCAACAAGCGTATAACCGATAATAGGCTCGAATTAGATTCTATTATAAATAGCTTGGATAGTAAAAACGATAGTGAACACTTTGAAATAATTGAGGATATTAACACAAATACACAAGACATTAATTCGTTATCTACTGTAGTTAATGCCAACAAAACCGCTCAAAACACCGTTAATACAGAATTACAAAATAAAGATATTGAGCAAGATAATAAAATTAAAGCTAATACCGATAAGAACACCGAACAAGATTTAAAAATAACTGCACTTGAAGATAGATTTGTTCCATTAGATGATAGAATTTCAGACCTTGAACAAATTGCTCCTAATTACGTATGGGAGAAGATTTCCTTAACTCCAACTACTTTATTCGCTAGTAATAATAAATTAATTTCTGATGGAGTTTATAGTGGGACAATAACATTTATGAGTTTAGATAAAACTTCATTTTATCATGCTCAATTAGTTTTTGCATGTGCTAATAATAAATTAGTACAAACAATAAAGATTAATGAGAATAGTTATGGGACTTTACCTAGAGTAACTATTGCAACAATAAGCGGTAATGATATGGGTTATTATGCTTTCCAAGTTAATACTGAAACGCCTGTAGCTGGTAAAGTAGTTGGTGAGTTTAGAAATATAATGAATTATATGGGCATGTAAGGAGTGATAAAGTATGATAAAATATAATGTTTATAAAGGAAGAAGATATGTTCCACTTATTGAGGGTACATGGAATGTAAATAAAACATATGAAGCGTTAACCGTTGTAATGTGGCAAGGTGCTTCTTACACCTCAAAGAAAGATGTTCCAAAAGGAATTTACATTGGTAATGAGGATTATTGGGTTTTAACTGGCAACTATAATGCACAGGTGGAAATGTATAGAAATGAAGTAAAAAATAAGGTTGATAAGGTGGACTTTAATAATTACTATGGAACACCTATTAATAAATATGAGAGATATGTTAAGAATAATGATTACACTATTGCATTACAGAAGGCGTTAGATGAACATGATGTTGTTATACTAGAACCAAAAGAATATAAGGTAACTGGTACGATAACACTTCACAAAAATAACAGATTGATGTGTAAAAACTATGCCTATTCGGGAAATATTAATAGGAAATATTGTCGAATCAATCATGCACCATCATCTTTAAAAGACTTATTTATATATGATAATGCATCTCTTGAGAATGGTTATGTGTATAATATAACTTTAGAAAATATTGAATTGTATGGTAATCAAAACTCAAACTGTGGAATTAATATGTTAAAAGGATTGAGTTGTAATGTTAGTAATGTTGTTATTCAGAACTTTAATATAGGGGTACAATGTAACTTCCTATTAGGGTGCAATGTGGACAATTCACATATCAATAATTGTACAACAGCTATCAAATTTACTGGTGGAGTTTCCACTACATCAAACTTTAATCACCTTTGGATACAAGAAAGTGTTATAGGAATTGACATTGCTGACAACACTGCATATGGAATTATATTCAATGAACCAATTATTGAAAACTCTGATTTTGCTGGTAATTTTGGATTAAATAATAATGTAATATTAAATAATATTTACACCGAAAATATACCGCGAACTGAAACTAATACACCATTATTTAAACTAGGTACTGATAGTAGTAGTACGGCTTTTGTGAGCAACTATTATTTCAATGGTGGGTTAATAACTGGATTCAACGGCGTTCAAACTGGCAAATACAATGCTAGAGTTTTTAGTGCTGATAAAGTAAAAAATTTAACTGTGGTTGGTGTTGAAATAAGAAGAATACGACAATTAATAGACACCACTATAAATACAACTTCATGTAATTTTATTGGAGTAAATTTAAACGACTGTGATATGTATGGCGGTAATGTTTACGATAGAGGTGCATTGAATTTTGTAAGTAGTCGAGAATTAATATCAAAACAACTTATTATTGCTAATCGTTTTGATGACCCTAGAGGGTGGAAACTCACTAGTGAATTTGCTAACACTAAAACTGACTTGAATTTCTATCGAGGAAGTAAAATAGTTTTTGGATTGGATGATAGTGGAAATGTAAGATTAAGTGATACCCCTGTAAAAGCATTAAAAGGTGCTGTGGTCTTACCAAAAGCAAATACACAAGATTTTACTGGGTTTGTTGGTAATGCTAGTTACATTAGAAAAGTTACTGGTGAAAATGGTGTTGAGAGAGATATTCCTCTCATGAGAAACACTCAAAATAAAAACTTACAAATGGCAATTCCAAGTGGCTCTACTGGAAGTAGACCTAGTAGAGCGGAAATAGTTGCAAGTGGTATTGAAGCCTTTATGTATTTTGATACTGGTATTAAAAAATTAATAATCTTTGATATGGGTACACTAGAGTGGAGAGATACTTTAGGAACTGTAGTATAATAAAAGGAGGGAATTATCCCTCCTTTTTCTTTTGAGTAACTACTCAACTATTCACATCATGTGTTTTGAAATCCACAAGTTGGACATTGTGGTGATGTGTATTGTGTTCCACATATTGGGCATGTTTTCATTTCTAACTCAACCCTTTCAAAAATATTTGTGTTATCTCTTCGTTACCTACTAAGTACCTATATTCAAAATCATTTTCTATTGTGTGTACGTAGTCATTCTTGATATTTGTTATGTTGGTGAAGTTTGGTGTTGCCATGTACATTGGTATCCAATGTCCGTTTGATTTTTGGTCTTTATGATATTTCATGAGTGCCATACTCGATATGTGTATTTATTGCATCAATCACTCGACTTACATTTCTACTAGAATATATAGCTTGTATCTCATTTCCTTTGTATACTTCACCTATCCACATTCCGTTGGCTCTTGATAATTTAATCATTGTTATTTACCTCCTTACTTATACTATTTGATATTCTATTAATTCAACCTCAATGTTATTTTTCAGTTCATACTCTCTACATATATCTTTAGCCATTGTTTGTGATATCATTGTGTTACCTCCTCTTGTAGGTAATTAATCCAACATAATAAGCACTCTCCACAACATTGTTTATCTAGTATTGTTGGACAATATGTTTGAACTATTTTGAGAGTGTCTAACATACATTCCTTGAGTTGTTTCTCTTTCATAATCC